TCGGCCAGTGGGTGAAGTCAGCAGCTGACAAAGAAGCACAGTTCAAGGCCGCACTCGAGGCTTTCAAAGCTGGATTCCTCGATGAACTAGATGGCCTTTACAGCCCCATACAAGCCCCACAAGCAGCGCTAAACGAAGACAGGCTATCACTCTACCTCATAGGGGATCATCACCTGAACGCCCTATGCTGGTCTCCAGAGACAGGTGGTGATGACTGGGACGTAAACATCGCTCAGGATGTGCTGATTAAAGCCGTGGATAAGCTGGTGTCTGCATCGAGCGAGTCAAGGGTAGGTGCCCTGGTTAATCTCGGTGATTTTTTGCATGCCAATTCATCGGATAATAAGACCGGCAAAGGAACGCCTGTCGATGTGGACGGTAGGCTCGGACGCACTATCCGCGTACTGGGTAATCTATTCCGCATACTCATTACCCGAATGCTCGAGACTCATGAAGAGGTTTGGCTGATCAACGTGCGAGGGAATCACGATCCCGATGCGAGCCTTTGGTTGAATGAAATGATGCGCCTGTACTTCTCGGATGAGCCGCGCGTAGTTGTCTTTGATAACTTCAACAAGTGGATCGACTTCGAGTGGGGCAAGAACCTAGTAGTCATGCATCACGGTGACAGGATAAACGCGCAGCGATTGTACGAAGCGGTGACCAGGGACTACGCTGAAGCTTGGGGTAGAACCAAGTACCGCTATCTATTCCACGGTCATATCCATCATAAGACTGTGACAGAGCTAGGCGGATTGCACCTGGAAAGCCTGGGGGTGCTCTGCCCACCTGACAGCTACCATTCAGGTGCGGGCTTTGGTTCAGCCAGGTCGATGTCCTGCGTTGTGCTTGATAAGGACTACGGAGAGCATAGTCGATTCAAAGTCGGCATCGATGAGGTGAACGCATGATCCCGATAATCAGTTGTCCGCTACCAGGCGGCGGTCAAGCGCTCATAAAGACACAGGATATTGGCGGCGCAACCAGTGGCAAGAATCCAAAACATTGTGATGTGTATGTGCTAGGTTGGGCGGCTAATGGAATCACGATCGATTTAAGCTTGGATGACTTCGCGGAGGTATGGGTATCCGCTTTACTTGATGATGGTGGACACGGATATGACATCGTATTTACCCCAGATGCAATGCACTGAATGCTACAAAATCATGGTGCCGCAGTTTAAGAAAGAGTATCCCCACAAGCTGGATGGCTGGTCGTGCGATTGCGGCAACAGCGAGAAGGCTATTCTCCGAGAGCGTCAATACACGAGAGACCAAGATGGCAAAGATCAACAACGGGCCAGCGGATAAAGAATTTAGCAGGGCTGTAAGACTGCGCGATGGTGAGTGCTTGCACTGCCACAAGCAAGGGCGACTAGAGTGCTGTCATATTTTTGGGCGACGTAACAAGCGGTTGCGATGGGCTATGTCAAACGCAGTTTCCATGTGCCACTACTGTCATCGGTATATGACCGAACAGCCAATAATTTTCCACGAGTGGCTGAGAGAGATGTATGGGGATGAGCGCATGGATAAGTTGCGCCTAACAAGTAATGAGATTTACAAGACTACCGAAGCGGTAAGAAAGGAAATCGCGGCACATTACCGCGATGAAGTCAGAAAAAAAGAAGCTGATCCGGATCACGAGATTCAGAGCTGGAACTAAACTCAGCCCAGGCTGCGTAATCATCATGCTCAAGCAATTTTCGCATGGCGTCTTGTTCAATCTGTTTTACACGTTGACGAGAAACTCCGAGCACCTCAGCGATCTCGGAGTATGTCATGTGGTACTCAGAATTGATTGCAGCTGTCATTGGCTTCCCTCGTAGGGATCATGAGTGCCAGGATACTTCAGCAGCCAGCTGCCCTGCAGATTCTCGATGTACTTGGTGCTGACATCATGATTTTTACACCAGCGCAAAGCACTCTCCAAACTATCAAATACGATTGTTGTCATGCTTTCCACCTTATGCAACTCGCTGTGCTACATGCCCTGGGTTGAATGGTGCTGAATGGAATCCACCAGTTCTGACCTTCTGATTTAACGAGCACTTCAAGCGACAGCACATTGCTCTCTTGCTCAATGCGGGAACCGAAGACAACGGACTCTTCAGCCACGTCACCTCCGATCATGAATTGAACTACCTTGCCTATTGTTTTTGGTCTCATGAGTAGGCTCTCTCTTCTAAATCCATGAGGTCACTTAGCATGGCGTCACGGATTTGGTTTAGCTGGATGACAGATTGACCCTGGATATCAGTCAGGGCGCAGTGTAGATCAGCCCGAGTAAGCTCTGCGAGAGTCTCATCAAGTCTGTCGAGGATGGTATTGTACTGCTCGATACGGTCGTCTAATCCCATTGTGTTTCTCCCTTGGTAAAGGCCGCTTATGCGGCCCGTTTGATTTGCTTCGCCATGATCTTGCCAAGGTAGTATTCTTGGCGATCAAACAGCTCGTTGATTTCATCGCTTACTTGGTGAAGCGTTGCGACGTGCTCTGCGTCGTTGAAGTCAGTGCAGTCAGCTAATAGTGCGCGGCGCTCAATAAGTTCAGCCAGTTGCTTGGCGACGTTGGTTACGATTTCGAGGTCTGTGTACATGTCTTTATTCCCTTGGTTAGTGGCTGTGTCCCCAGCCGATGACTAATACTTACATACCTAAATCTATAGTTCAACACTTTCCGTGATGTTTATTTAAAATAGTTTATAAATCACTGATCGTGTTATACTAGGACACGTCATAGCTACTGGGATTAACCCAATGTGTGAGACGGTAAAACGCGCCATGTTTTGCGCGCGCAACAAAGAGCAGCACATCGAGAACCTGGAGGTCGTATGTACTCTGGTTGGTCGGTTGAAAGGATTGACTCAGAGTCAGTACCTGGATCTATGTGCGAAGGATAAGCTCGAGAATGCGCGCATACTACACATGGCAAAACATTATCCAGCATAGAGGGAGATATGGCTGATTCTTTTTGGGACGTGATTCCATTCCTAATCGCGCTAGTCGTTTATGTCTCATACGTTTTATGAAGCTAACGTATAAACAGGTCAAAGAAGCGCGCGATCTATACTACAACGGTGTAGTGCTTGATAACCTGGCTGCGCTTTTCGATGTCAGCCCGTATATAATGTCTAAGTACATTCGCGCAATCGATCGATACGGGAAATCCTTTTGGTCACCCTATCCAACTGAGGTAGAAGATGTCTGATCAAAGGCATAAACTCGACAAGGAAACCAGGGACCGACACTTCCCTGAATACAATGGCGGCAAAGGCAGCAAGCCGCGCAACTCAACTGCTCAATCCAGACAAGCGTATAAGGATGGATGGGATAGGATATTTGGTAATGGCAAAGACAAGAGCACAGCTTAATCGGGCAGCACGTCAAGCCGAGATGCGCAACAAGATTGAGGCATCAGGGTATGAATCGCATGTTGCTAATGTTGTTAAGAAATTGCTAGATCCTGAGCAGGAATATGACTCTATCGAGGTGCAGCGCATGAAGTCTGCTGCCGACCTATCGATCAAGATGATGGCTAAGTTCATGCCAGACCTTAAATCCACTGAGATTACAGGTGCCGATGGCGGTGACCTGGTGATTGCTGTACAACGTAAGCGCTTCGATGGCGACGATTGAATATGTAATGAAGCCGCAAGGCAGGGTGCTCGAGGAGTTTGCTGACTGCCGATCACGTAACTCATTCATCATGGGGCCACTAGGCTCCGGCAAGACCGTCCAGGTTATCCTTAAATTCCTAGAGTTGATGTGCGAGCAGGCACCAGTCACTCGTGAGACGCATCCAAACTACGGCGTCCGGCTATCACGCATCATCGCAGCCAGGAACACGTACTCAGAACTATTTTCGACCACCATCAAGGACTGGCTCGAGGTACATGGTGACTTGGGTGAGTTTAAGCAAGGCAACAAAGAGCCGCCTACGCACAAGATTCAGTTCAAGCTAGGGGATGGTACGACTGTTCGCAGCGAGGTCATCTTCATAGCCTTTGATCGACCTGATCACGTCAAGAAAGCACGAGGTATACAGACGACCTGGGTGTGGCTGAACGAAGCCAAAGAGCATTCCAAAAGCGTTGTCGATATGCTGGACCTGAGATGCGGTCGATACCCATCGATGAAGGAAGGCATCAAGCCTACGCACTACGGAATGATCGGAGACTCCAATGCCCCGGACGAGGATCACTGGTACTACAAGCTGGCTGAAGAGGAACGTCCAGAAGGATGGAAGTTTCACCGTCAACCAGGTGGTGTATATCGGGAAGGCGACGGATGGTATCTCAACGAGAAGGCAGAGAACCTGCATAACCTACCCGAGGATTACTATCGGCGCGGACTACAGGGGAAAACAGATGATTGGATCAAGGTTAATCTCGCGAATGAGTACGGCTTTGTCTCGAGCGGTAAGCCAGTTCATCCACTTTACACTGATTCTATACATTGCCTTGGGGATCATTATCAGCCTAACAGTGACACTCCCGTTGTTCTTGGCTTTGACTTTGGTCGGACTCCCGCTTGCGCTTTTATCCAGCGCGATGCACTCGGACGATGGGTCTGTTTCGACGAATTCTGCATGACTGATTCTGGGGCTGTGGACTTTGCGCCCAGTCTCAAACGCTACATCGAGGCTAACTATCCGAAGTTCAAGTTTCGTGGTTGGGGCGATCCCTCGGGCGACAACAAGAACCAGGCTAACGCTGACACTCCATTCAAGATTATGCGCGCTGCTGGCATACCTTGTACTCCTACGCTGACTAATGACCCAGCATTACGGAGAGCAGCTCTGGAACTACCCATGAAGGAGCTGTG